CATCGACAGTGTCTAATTTTGTTTCCATACCGTCAACAATACGCATTATTAATTTATAAATAAACCACCCTAAACCTAAAGCAGCTGCAATAGGAAAACCTACTTCTTGGATTACAGTGACTGCTGATTCCATCAGTCTTGTTTATTGGAGGCTCCAAAATAAAATGATATTACTGCAGAAGCTAAGCCACCGAGATAGCCTAAGACCAAATTAATTAGAGCCTCACTGTTTTGTTCTGGTGGTTGGAGAGTTACGAGAAAAATATAACCAAGAAAACCACCAACCATGGCTATACCTATAATTCTAGCTGTCCAATCTTTACTAAATGTGTTTCGTGCATGTTGTTTTTCTTGAGCTTCTAACTCGTATAGATCTATGTCTAACTGTTTCATTTTAGTTTCAAACTCTTTTTCTGCTTTTTTGATTTCAATTAGCTGTTCAGGAGTAGCATTTTGTATAGCTTTCTCTAAAGAAGCAGGATCATTTTCTACACCTAATACTTTTGATATGACATCTCCTGCCATACCACCTAACGGTCCGCCTAGCGCAGTCCCTAATGTTGGAGCGACGCTCCCTATTATATTACCCAGTAACTTCTTCATATTTTCCAAGCTCCAATAGTTTTTGTTTGTTTGCTAAATGTTCTGATTCTATGTCGTCTTTGCTTTGCCCTGTGTAAGCAACAGCAAGGTAGTTATCAATCATTGCTTGGTTTAGATCTACGTCATCTGCAACAATAACGCCTAGAACTCTACCGAACTTCCCTTTCTTGTCTAGTTTTGTTTGTATTTTTAAATCATCAGCGTGCAGGATAGCATCTGATAAAAATTTTCCTGCTAGTTTACCTCTAGCTTTTTCATCTAAATCACGTGTTCGTGACTCTGGTGTATCGATCCCGTATAGCCTGACACGAGACTTATATGATATATCAAAACCTAAATCTATTATAGCGTCGACAGTATCTCCGTCTACTACTCTAGTTATTTCGCACTTATATTCGTACATTATTTACCAACTGCTTTTTGAGCTTTCTTATGAGCAGCAGTAAAAGTACTACCTTTCATCATAAGATTCTTCATATATTTCATATGTTTAGCAGAATGGTGTTTTGAATGTCGCTTCATAGTAGCCTCCTGCCTTTTAGTCAAAGCTTTTTTCTTTGTAGGTTTTTTCCTTGTTTTTCTCTTATAAGCCATAGTTTATATTATCATGTTCCGTCACTATCTGGAACACCATACAATAAGTTTGTAAATGCTACGTCTAAGTTGTTGTTACCAGCAAAAAAATCTACAACCCACTGTTTAGCTATCTCATCTGTAACATCGTCTATATTAATAAAACTTGAGTCTGTGGTATCAACAGAGGACATGTTAAAAGCTAACATTTCATCTTCAAGTGTATACGTGTTACCGCTACCATCTGTGTCTGTTCCAACTACTTTGAAGTGTATGTTGTAAACAACTTGCTCACCGTCCATCCCTTTTTGCCTGTGGTAAATATTTTTAACAGTTATTTCAGTGTTAAAGGTATGTATGTCTGATACTGTACTATTCCAAGCCATAAAAATATCTAAGAGCTAAATTTAATAAACCTAGCATCTGCTCCTCCCATTAATTGAAAATTGCTGTCGCCTTGTGCATATATAAAAATATTAAGAGTTCCTGAGCCTGTGTATCTAAAAGCTAAAGGTATATTTGAACTATCTTTACCTGTAGTTAACCTACTGGCCGTAATCCATGTTCCTGTTAGATATACAAGCTCGGGTGTAACTAAAATAGCATGAGAAGCACTTTCAGTTATTTTAGTTATATCAGTAAACGTTACACTAGTATCAACATCGTTAGAACTACTTGCACCAAATGTTCCATCAGATATTAAAAAACTAATAGTTTTGATTTGCCCAGCAAAAGATCCTTTAAACACTCTTATGTATCCTGTGTAAAACCCAGCCCCAGAACCTATTTCGGCTACGTGCCTGTAGTTAAGATCATTCTCGTGCCAGTAACCTAACGTGGTGCC